TCTATCAATAAAATCTGCGGGCAAATGTGGATTGTCTGTTGTTTTCATTCTTATTAACTTTCTGTCATTTTTTTCTTGCACTTCATCACTTGCGAAAGTTTGCCAGAACCATTTGTAACCTTCAGGTGTGGACGCCGCCGCGAATTGACGAACATTCCCTGCGCGAAGACGTCCAAGGATTTTCGGAAAGGCACGATCACAAATTGGTTTTGCAACTGTATCAATTTCATCTGCCAATATAAAAGCGGCGTTGATTCCGATTATTCTTTGCCAAGATTCAAAAGAACGACACATAATCCGCGTGTCTCCCTTGGGTAGGTGCAAAACAAAATCAGGCAACGGCGAACTTCTGAATGTGTAAGGAATCTCGTAATTTAACAAAAATTCCTCAAATTCTGTTACAAAGAGATCACGAACCAAAGGCTGTGTCGGCTCTAAAACGATGCCCGTGAAGCCTTGATTTAACAATGACAGGTGTAAACACTTCGCCAGTAAAGATCGCGTTTTACCTGACCCATAGCCCGCGCATAAACCCAATATTTCTGTTTCTGTGTCATTTACAAACGATAGTTGCCCCGCATG